GAAGGATTTGGAGGCGGGCCTCAAGCACTACTTACTTCTGGCAGAATTGTATTTAATAGTACTCAAAAAGAAATTATTGGATTTGCAAAGTCAGGAGTATCATTTTCTTCAGGTACGGTAATTACTTTAGACGCTGGAAGTACTGTTACAGTAGAAGCCCCGACTATTCAGTTAGGAACTAATGCAGAAGAGTCTTTAATTTTAGGAAATTCATGGGCAGGGTGGATGAAAGATTTAATTGACACTATTGGAAGTATAACAATTATTACTCCCGCGGGAGTATCGTCCCCAATTAAATTTCATCCATTATGGCTTAAAGTTATTTTCTTAAAACTTCAAATAGAACCATTTTTATTAAGTAAAGTTTCTTATACTAAATTAGGGCTTAATCCTAAGAAATTTTTAGAGTCAATATTCTCTTCTTTAATTGATGAAGGCCTTGCGCAGTTAGGTGAACATTTTGAATTGGTAGGAGAAATAATTGAAACGTACAATTACATTCAAAAAGCCGCAGTTGCGGGACAGGAACTAGCACCACTTGTTTCAGAAAAAAATGCTAACGGAGATGTTGTCAATCATACTAAAACAGCATTATTTGACGCTAGAACAATGGCAACGGGTGCTACAGGAATCAATTTAGAATCGTCAGCAATCAAAGAAAGTGCTGAATCGAACAATACAGTTTTATTAAATACTGGATTAACTGAAGAAGATAAAGAAGCGATAGATAAAGTTAAGTCGCAAGAGTCCCCTGAAGATGTCGAGCCTTTACCAGGTATACCTGATTTGATAATTGAAGGCGCGATAAATTTAGGAGAATCGGGAATTTTTGACCCTGGAGCTTTAGAAGGATCAGGATAGAATATAAATTTATTATATGGCTAATATTTACGGATATACTTCATTAACACTTACATCAGGAGACACGCAGTCTTCAGATGACGCTTCAGTTAATTTAGATACTACATTAGATAAGCAAATAATTCAAAATGGAATTGAAATTGCAATTCAAGCTAAAGAAGATTTAGATTTAGGATTGTATGAAATTTCTGGCTCGTCTGAACCTCGAAATGCTCGAATTACAAAAATGTTAAACAATGTAGGAGCGGACCGTATATTTACTCCATGGCACGCAGCTGCAGTTACTACATGGTTTAAGGAAGCAGCAAACGTACCAACTCCTCCAGACCCTGATTCAGCAACAGCTGATGGATGGATGAAATGGGCTAAAAGTACAAATCGATGGTCAAAGACTCCAATTGTAGGAGCCGCAGTTGTTTATGGAACTGTAAACCCTATAGATAATTCAGAAACTGCTGTTAATATCGGAGTAGTGTCTTTTATATCCGAAGAAAATAATCTTTTAGTTACAGAAGTAGATATCGTAACTTTGCAAGGGGCTCCTTCATTTCAACTTGCACAGAAAATAGCAAATCCTGAGTATGTTTTAGGATTTGTGCTTCCATGTAATAATCCACCGAAAGCTAGAAAATTTGATCCTAAAAAAGATTTGAAAGGTATAGTGACTGATCAAAATCAAACTGGCATACATTATTTTGACAATCAAATAGTATTTCAGCAATACAAAGCCCCATGGTCAAATGTTCGTTACGGACCTGTTCTCCCTCAAGAGAAACGTGCAAATTTAGCAGACAATTTATCTATAGCAGTCAACTCATTTAATTTAACAGATATAAAAAAATATACAGACGAAATTAACAAATTAGTCAGCCCAGATTACACGACAGTCAGTGCGAGCGGCTGTGGTTTATGTGTATTAGCATCTATATTGCGATTAATAACTGGTAATGAAAAAATTAACCCAGGATATTTAGCAGTATTATATGGAGAAGCAAAACGATACGTATCGACAGAGCTAACTAAAGAAGATCGTAATAAAGGCACAGACCCTAAATACTATAAAACTATTGCTGAACAATTTAATTGTAGTATTGCAAATGTTACTTCAAAAGAACAAGCTATTAATGTGTTTCAAAGATCAGGATATTTAATTGTTGTGGGTCGCGACGAGCAAAAACAGTACTCAAACATTTCGCCATTTGGCTCAGGAGGTCATTATTTTTACTTACGAAAATATGACTCAGAGATAGATGCATTTTATATTGGAAATTCTACGCTGTTTGGATGCACACAGCCATATACTTGGGATCAGCTGAAAAAATATGGAATGACAGCGGCCTACAGTATCATTCCTAACGCTACATAACGAAAATCACACATAAAGATATTTATTAATAAAATAACTTAATGAATTCTAAAGATTTTATACAAGTGCTTCGTAAAGTTATTCGAGAAGAAGTGCAAACAGCAGTTCGCACAGAAATCAATAACATATTAAACGAGCAAACTACTAAGCCAGCTGTTACTAAAAAGCCGGTATATACAGAAACGTATAAACCTAAAAAATCTGCAGCTGTTAAAAAACAATTTACTACTAACTCTACATTAAACGAGTTGTTGAATGAAACTGCTGGGTTTTCCAGCGACGGGCCCAAAGCGTATATGGAAGAATCTATTAATTACAACGACTTTTCAGAATGGCCGACAATGCCAATGAATCGAGCTCCTAAAGTAGCTACTTCAATGATACCGTCAGTCGATGCTGAAGGTCGTAAAATTGATACTTCTAAATTAGCTCAAACTGAAGCTGGTCAAGCAGTGGTTCAAGCTTTAACAAAAGATTATTCAGCTTTAATGAAAGCCATTGATAAAAAGAAAGGTAAATAATGGCAACTCCTGCTGTACGATATAACCCAATTGATCTTAAACCTGATATTGCTGTCGGAGTAAAACTTCCATTTGTTTCTAAACGAGGTTCGTTATTTGATTTATCATACTCTACTCAAGAACAGTTATTATCCAATTTGAAAAATTTAATTTTAACTAGAAGAGGAGAAAGAATTTTACAGCCTGAATTTGGCACTAATTTACAAGATTCCTTATTTGAACAAAATGACGAACTTCTTCGAGAACGAATTACTGATAGTATTACATCTGCAATAAACTTTTGGTTGCCATACGTGCAAATATCTAAATTAGATGTGCAAACAGTTGTTGCAACTGGAGTCGACAAAGAAGAGCATGGCGTTACTATTACATTATCAGTTTCATTAAATTCAAATTCAAACGCTAGATCCGAAGTTCCTATTACGTTTTTAGTAACTCCTTCGACAATCGCTACACAAGATTAATATGGCACAACCAAGAAAAGAAATACGCTATCTAAATAAAGATTTCAATCAATATCGAGCAAATTTAATTGAATTTGCAAAAAATTACTTTCCAACAACATACAATGACTTTAACGAAACGTCTCCAGGTATGATGTTTATGGAAATGGCAGCGTATGTAGGGGATGTGCTATCATACTATACAGATAACCAAATTAAAGAATCGTTATTACAATCCGCAGGAGCTCGTGCAAACGTAATCGGATTGGCCGCTAATGTTGGGTACGCACAAAAAAATAAAATTCCATCTACAGTAGATTTAGATGTGTTTCAATTACTTCCTGCAAAAGTTGAAAATGGAAACAAAGTTCCTGATTGGAGCTACGCTTTAACTGTATTAGAAGGGATGCGCGTGTTTGCAGATGACTATAATATAGAATTTCGCACTGTAGATCGAATTAATTTTGCAGTATCTAGTAGCCTTAATCCTACCGACATTACTATATATCAAGTTAACGATTTAGATTCTACTCCGGAATTTTATTTGCTTAAGAAAAAAGTCAAAGCTGTGTCTGGAACAATTAATACACAAACGTACTCATTTGGATCTGCAAAACGATTTGATAAAATTTTAATTGACGATGTAAATTGTGTTGATATTGTATCAATAACAGATTCTGATAATAACGTTTGGACTGAAGTTCCTCATTTAGCTCAAGACACTGTATTTGAAACTGTAGCTAATACAGTACAAAACGACCCTGAATTATCGCAATATACAGATGTGCCATATTTGCTGAAATTGAAAAAAACTGCAAGAAGATTTGTAAAAAGATTTCGCGCTGACAGAAAATTAGAAATCCAGTTCGGCCCTGGGGTAACTGATTATTCTGATGAAGAAATTATTCCTAACCCAGACAATATCGGAACTAGTTTAATTGGATTGCAAACTCAATTTGATCAAATAATTGACCCGTCCAATTTCATGTATACGAAATCTTATGGTCTAGCTCCTTCAAATACAACATTAACAGTTACGTATACTACAGGTGGTGGAGTTGAATCCAACGTACCTGCGTTTTCAATTCAAGGTATTGTTGTAATTAATACTCAAATTGATTCACAAAATTTAGATCAAACGTTAGTGCAACAAGTACGAGGCTCGGTAGCAGTGACAAACCCATTGCCAGCAACGGGTGGTAAAAGTGAAGAATCTACCGAAGAAATTCGACAAAATGCCATGGCAACGTTTGCCGCTCAGCAAAGAGCAATTACAGCTCAAGATTATATAGTTCGTGCATATTCAATGCATCCTAGATTTGGATCTGTTGCAAAAGCATACATTATTCAAGATGAGCAGCTCAATCCGAATAACAGGGAACAAACAATACCTAATCCTTTAGCTCTTAATATGTACACGTTAGGCTATGATGTTAATGGAAATTTTATAGCTCTCAACGAAGCAGTAAAAGAAAATTTACGTACTTATTTAAGCCAATATAGAATTTTAACAGACGCTGTAAATATAAAAACTGCGTATATAATTAATATAGG